ACACTGCACAGAACGTTGCCCAGTTTGATAAATATAATTTCATCTGCTATGACTGTTACGCTTTCAATCAAGGTATTCTTGGCAGTTCTATGGCGCTGATGCGTGTTGATGCTGGAAATGTGAAGCTCTACCACTTCCGGGCCTCTCCCTACGCAGCTTTGTCCATCAACACCATCGTAGGGATTCAGAATTTTGCTACAGCCAATAAGATAGACATTCAAGATTCTTTCATGGATGTAACGGCTGGCGGAACGACTAGCGGGACGGGTGGTATCGGATTTAACGATCAAGGCAGTGCAACTTTCATCAGCAAGAACAACATCATCAAAGGACAAGGCGGGGGCGGGGCGGCGTATACAGGGACGGCCAGTAGCAAATTTTTGAGCGAAGGAGGAAACCAACTTGGTTTGATGTCTCCGAATGCTGGTGGTTTGCTTTCGCTGCATCCAACCGACGATTTAAGTGCCGCTACTGGAGTTACGCCAACTTGTACCGTAACCGGAGCGGGCGCGACAGGAACATGCGCTCTTGTGGCGGGAAGTACCAACGAAAAAGGCACGATTCGTATAAGTGCCGCAGGCGCGGCTCCTGCAGCTACTGGAACGGTGACCCTTTCTTTTGTCGGTACATTCCAATTCACGGCCACTCCTACCTGCACGTTTAATTACGCCAATACAGGTACCGGCACTTGGTCTCTGACTGTGACGACCCCGATTGTGCTAACTACTAGATCAAGTACCGCTCCGGTTCTCAATTGGAATCAAACTGCCGTCGCTTTGACTGCTGGTTCTACTTACGACATTGATTATGCGTGTGCTTTGCGGTAAATAAAAAATCGAACCTATTAAGGTTCTAAAAAAAGGAAAAAAATAAAAATGGCAAAAGTAAGAATGTATGTGCAAAAAGGGTGCCCTCATTGTGATAACGCAAGAAATTATTTTAATGGCCGAGGTATTCAGGTAGAAGCCGTTGAAATAGGATTTGATCCGATCATCCAGGCGGGTATTAGATCTTTGACTGGTGGGGGTGGTTTCAATATTCCTTTAACGATTTCTCTTGTTACCGAAGAAATTATTGCCGGAGACGATCTTGCAAATCTCGCACGAGTGGCTGATGCTCTTGTTGGCCCTGCCGCAAGCGCACCTAACCCTGCTTCTGCATAACGGCACAATCTTTGATGGATTTTTTCAGGGGAGGTTTCTGAAAGAAATCAGAAACTGTCCGATGTGTTTAGGAGTGTGGACTGCCGCGCTCCTTTCTATTCTTTCTGGAATTTATAATCCGATTCAAATCCTCACCGTTGCTGGGATAGGGCATATTATTTTTTTGCTCCGAGAGAAATATCTACCTTGCGACAAATGCAAGGTTCCAGAACCTATACCATTCAAGTTAATCACTTAAGGAATTTAGATGTCTCGGATTACCCCCGACGCCGCCAATCCGCAAGGCCAAATTCAAGTTTCTGATTTCAAGAGCCCATCCGAAGTTACAGACGCTGGTGCTTTGCAACTTTGCGTTCAGGATGCACAGTCTGCGGAATCTTGGCTTCAAAACAATTACTGGTCGCTACGTTGGCGCGAAGCGGATGCTCTCTATCAAAGTCCTCCTGGAATTTTGATGTGGGAAGGGACCACTGTTCCGCGAGCGAACGTAAATCGTTTTGTCGTAGCGGAAACGGTGAACTCGATTCACCCGCAAGTAATGAACGGTCTTTTTTATGAAGATCCGCCCTTTATTCTGCGTCCGCGTCCGAATCTTGATGAAAATACCTCACGAGCCGTCTCCGCTCTTATCGGAGAAGAACTCGATGAGATGGAGATTCGCCAGGAAGTAGATTGGGGACTTTTCTCGGCGCTCAACTTCGGAACTGGAATTTGGAAATGGGGATTCAAGAGCTACACCCGTAAAAAGACTCGCTACGAACCTGTAGGCAATGCGATTACGGTTCCTGCGGCTATTCCTGGCGGCGATCCAACCATTATTGAGACCCCCGAATCTTTGCAGTACAAGAAAGTCGTTTCGGACGAAGAAATCCACACACCGACTTTTGAGAACAAGGACATCCGTTTTATTTTACCCGACCCGGCCTTGAAGGTTCCGGACATTCGCAAGGGCAAATTCGTAATCGACCGGATGTACCTCACGTACAAAGATCTCATCAAACTGAAAGATGAAGAGTACATAGAGGAAGACGAAAACGGCAAACAGACTCTCAAGCCGCGGTACAATCTTCCGAGCGAAGAAGAAATCAAGTCTTGGTTTGAGCCGCCCAAGGAACAACCGGCCCATGGTCCTCTAAGCGAGGCGGTAGTTGTTCAGGGAACTGCGTTTGTTCACCACGCGAAGCCGATCTTCCAGAAGTCCACGGCGGACCCGCTGGACGAGCCTTTAGAAGTTCTCGAACGTTGGGACAACGATAAAGTCATCACCGTTCTGAACCGAGTCAAGGTCATCCGCAATGAACCGAACGAGTTCAACTGCATTCCGTTTCTGTCTTGTAACTGGTGGAACATTCCTGACGCTTTCTGGGGTCTCGGCCTTGGGCGTGTTATTGGAGTCGAGCAACGGGTTCAGGCCGGACTTATCAATGCTTGCCTTGATCTTGCCAGCCTCATCGTTAACCCGATGTTCGTCCGTTCTCGCGGCGCGAATATTCAGGAGCAGCAAATCCGCCAACGCATTGGTGGAATCATCGCGGTAGATGGTGATCCCCAAAAAGCGTTGACTCTGCTTCAACAGCCGAACATTCCTGCGGAAGTAGTCGGCCAGATCGCTCTTTCTCAACAGCGCGTGGAATCTACCTCTGGAGCCAGCCAGCAGTTTACCGCAGGCGCTAGTAGCAGCGGAAAAGCCGGGGCCGCTCGTTCGGGAACCGGGGCCGCGGGTATCATCCAAGCCACGATGAATCGTATCGGCGGGTTTGCGGAAATGTTTGTCCGCCAAGTCTATGAACCGCTCATCTATAAAATACACACGCTGAACAAAGAGAAGATGCCGATTTCCTATATCCGCAAGGTATTAGGAAACGTGCTTGGCAAAGAATTCAAATTTGATGCGGACCAGTTTTTGAATGGTCCCGCCGAATTCGAGGTGTTGGCTGGATCGCACTTAGCGGCTAAGTCTCAAATGGCGCAATCGTTGTTCATGATGATGCAGCTATTCGAGAGCCAGCCTTTGATGGACCAACTGAGTAAAATCAGCCAGAAGAAGGTAAATATCGAAGAGTTGTTCCACATGATTCACGATATATCTGGCTGGAAGAACTACTACGACATCATCCAAGACATGACGCCGGACGAAATCGAAGCTCAGAAGGCTCAGAGTCCGATGGCCCAGATGCAAGCGAAAGCCGCGATTCAAGACCAGCAATCGGACAAGAAGTTCGGTCAAACCCAACAGGTGATCGACCAAGAAAATGAAGCCCGAGCCGCTCGTGACGTGTTCCGCGTTATCGCAGAGAAGTCTGCGGAACCCGAAGCCCTTCTCGGAGCGATGGCACCCAGTCAAGGTCTCGGGTCAAACGAAGCCGCTTAATCGGTCAGTTTAACTAGAATAGCAGTCACGTTGTCGTTGGTGGGAATTGCCAAGGCATTTTTCACCAAGTCTGTTGCTGGAGCTCCTGATTTTATCTGAGCGGCAATATCTTGGTCTCGATTTGTTTCGTGACTCGGATCAAACAAACCATCACTGGCAATTAAAACGAAATCTCCAGATTTTAATGGGAGCCTGAAAATCTCAGGTTCACGGGATAGAACCCTATCCAGATGCCTATCTCCCAAGGCTCGGGACATTTGCAATCCGCCTCCGGAATAGGATTGGAAAAGATAGCCGTCTGAAATAAATCCACCACGGCTCTTAGCTGCTTCAGCTTCCGCAGCG